AGTTGATTTTCAATTATATCTTGTACTTTTATCCTAGATTCAAAACCAGTCTGTATCATATTACGACCTCTTTAGTTCTCCGTTGGAATAACTTGATCTATAATAATCATTACTAGAGAATAAGACACCCGATGTGTCGTCACCAGAAGCGATTACGTCTTTAATCATATTTATTGTGCTTTTTGAAACATCAAATGCCAAATAAAGGCCTTTTAACCCAATAATATCATTCGATTCTGGGAATGCTTGTATTTCAATAATATCTTGATCAAGAGATGTTGAAGTAATATTTAAGGTTCCTAATAATATTTCTCCAGTTTCATAATTAACTGTACCGACAGATTTAACAACTATTGGAGTTTTTAAAGATACAGTTGAACCAGAACCAACAGCAACAGGTGAATCTTTTACAATTGAAATCACTCCAGTTCCTTTCAAAGATCCATCTGAATTTTTTTCTGGAGTATCAGTAAGATACACGGTTTCACTTTCTCCAAGAATTTTGAATCCAGTAGATTTTATATTTTTACCCAATGGATTTATGTGAAATTTATTTCCAAAACAAATTTCATACTGTGATGGGAAATTAATTAATGCTTTTAAATCTCTTCTAATTCTTACTTTTGTGATATTAGAAGTAATTGCAGAATCAGTTTTATCTATAACCTGGAGAACTTTACTGTATTTAAATCTTCCACCAAAAGAATTAAGGTCCGTAGAATTTGAATATGAGTTTAAAGAATTTATAACTCTGGTCTTTAAGTCATCTAAGGTATCAACTTGAGAATAATTATAATAGATTGAAGAATCTATTTCTACGTAAAGAATATTTAAATCACTGATTTCAACATTAACACCAGCAACAGAATACTGCTTTAGTTTATTCTTAATTTGTTCTTTATTAAAATCAGAAACAAATGTCCCATTTTTTGGTTTTATACTAATTAAAACCTTACCAAATTGAGGAGGATTTAATTCTTCTCCTCCTACAACAGAAACTGATTCTGCTTCAGGATAAATTTTTGACTTTATGATAGTTTCATAATCCCTTGTGGTTACTGCCCTATACTGCGAGGAATAGAGTCTTGGGGCATAGTTTTTGATTGAGTCAATAGACTCTATATCAGACCCACTCTGAGATGATTGTAAGGTGCTTACTGATATGTTATTTGTAACGACGATTCTATCTCTTTCATCTCTAAATGTGCCAGCAAAAGAAAATGAATTCACATCATTACCCTCTGTTCCTGAAGTAATGATATAGGTAACAGTTATAATTGAATTATTATCTAATTTTTTGCCAAATATTCCATCTCCGAAGAGAATTTCATACTTCTCATCCTTGACTTCTTGAATTAAAAAGATCTCAGAGTCCTTATTTACCTGAAAAATATTGTCTACTAATTTAAATTGCCTGCCTATTCCGGTATCGCCAACACCTTTTACATAAACTCTAATTGTTGAGGTGTCTATAAATGAATTATCTAATATAAATCTTTGATCTAATGATCCATCAACGGTAAATTGTTTTCTTAAGAAAGTTCCTTCTGTAATCTTAAGATTATTAAATTGTGCTATATTGTTCTGTACAGTTGCTGTTACATCTTCTGGGATAGAAAATACATAAGATGTCCCTGCAACAGATCCAGTACAGACTAGTCCTGCTTGTAAAGTAAGAGTTTTTGTAGTAACACTTACTTGTGGAGAAAATGAAACGATCGCAGTTGCTGCAGTTCTTGACTTTGGAACATATCCAATATTTCTAGCCAAAGATACAACATTTTCTCTGACAGTTGCCGAATCCAAAAAGGATTCGTTTACAATCATATTCGCATTAAATGCCGTTATATACGTATTATACGCTAAGGTATCAATTAAAATAGAAAAGTTTGATCCTTCAAAATCAAAATCAGTGAAATTTGAATTTGCACGAAGATAATCTTTAATAGATGTCTTTATCTGATCAAAATCTAAATTAGAAAACTTGGTGAAAGGCATTTTATCTCGTTGCCTCTAGTATGAATGTAAACTGTTGTGTTGGTATTTCTTGTCCAATAATATCAAATGTAATAGTCACTTCAAATTCATTTAAATCTGGTTTTGGATCTACTTGGACAACGACATTATTTACTCTTGGTTCATAGTTAGAAATAACCTCAGCAATTTGATCTCTAATTACTGAGGCAGTTCCATAATCTACAAAATCAAATAAAACTTTTCTTACATTAGACCCTAATGTAGAATTAAAAAATCTTTCAGTGGGTATTGTTTCAACTAAATTACGAATTGATCGAATAATAGATCTTTCATTGGTAAGGATTGGTAGGTCTTTTGACACTGGATGTGGTGTAAAAGACAAACTAATGTCTTTGAAAGATCTAGATATTCGAGTAATTGCCATTTTAAAGCAAATTTTCTTTACTTATTTATGTTTATTTCCATGAAGATCCATAACTTGGTTCAGTTCCATACTCCCAATCGTCATAATCTTCATCATTTCTAATTTTTTCGTGCAATTCAACCTGCTTTTTTAGATCATGTTTAGGTGCAGTATCATATAAAACTTCTTGAATCACTCTTTTTGTGGGATATTCAGTATAGTCCGTGACTAATTTTGTTGTTCCCCACGTTTCTTTCATGTAATTTGAGTCTCTATCTACTGGTAAATTAGACATTTTAGCTCCTGTTTTAATGAATAAAACAGAACTTTTATGAAGGAGGTTGCTATCTCCTTATTTCTATTTAACGATCTAATTCACGCAGTTTATAATTGTCAGAATTTAGGTATTTTAGAATCTCTATTGCGATTATTTTTGGATTTCCTTCCCCACAAGTGTATACATCTATCGCCAAACAACCATTTTCTGGCCAGGTATGGCATGAAACATGACTTTCCGATAGTGCAATAACGATTGTACACCCCTGTGGATCGAATTTATGACTAAAAACGTTCAAAATTGTCATTTTGGCACGTTCAATCCCCCTAATCATGACGTTCTGTAGAGATTCTACGTCATTAATTAGATTAAAATCAACATTATAAACCTCCAGAAGAAGGTGTTTGCCCATCGAAAACTGCTCCAATTTTATTTTTGCAAAAAATTTATTTATTGTATGTAAAAACCCTTACGAAGATAGTCTTTATCTTCTATAAATGTCATATTTTCGACCTTTTCATCATCCCAGACAGGTATTGCCACTGAATTATTGTATCTAAAGTCAGGATTTTGTCTGAAATGAACTTCAATAAGGTTTCCATTAATAAATTCACAGTTAATGTACTCATATTCCCCCTTTAAATCGTGTAAAATTTCAGGAAATTCTACATTTTTTTCAATTTTTTCCCATTTTTTCCATTTGTAATAGGGATCATCTACATTTCGGGTTCCTCTTACGACTAATTCTGGAGTTTTTTCTCTAAAATCAACACTTAGGTGCTCTCCTTCAAAAATCTCACACCAAAATTCAGAAGGATGCATGTGATCTGTATATTTTTCTATCCATTCTTTACGAGAGAAACGACCCATGCCAAGCAGATTAAATGATGGACGGACAATATAAAAGTCGGGTTTGGGAACTGTAGTGCCAACAGGACCACAAGTATAACCCAAAACCCGACTTAAAAATAGTTTATTATAAACCCAGAGGTCTGATGGATGTATATTTAACCACTCATCATTACCCTCTAGGTGATACATTACCCTTTACCCTGTCCCCTGTACTTTTTACGAGCTTTATTACGAGAAGTAGCGGAATACTTAGTGTTACTTCCAGCACCTTGAAGAGTGCTCTTAGGACGCCCAGGAACATAAGACCCAGTTCGCTTTGATCCAGTTGATGATTTTGCCATAGTGTTTAGTCTCCAATAATTTCAGTTTCAAGATCTTCAGGTTTTGGAGAACCTGTCTTATAAAATTCTATAGACAGATCCTCCATAACATTGAAATATTCCTCCTCTGTAAGATTTGAATAAATTTTTCTTCCCCTACAGAGGATGTTGTAAGTTTCTTTCGACATTTACTCAGATGATTCTTGATTTTTCGTGACCAACTCTAATACGAGGGTCACACCAAATTTCAAATCCTGCTTCTTTTGCATCTAGACAGAATGATACATCTTCTCCACACATATCTTGAACTGCACCAGATTCAAAAACTTGCATCTTTGGAGCAAACCAAGGATATTTCATTTCAGGATGTTCAAAAACTCCATGCTTGATGAGAACCCAACCAAACCCAGTGTAGTCTACTGTAAATGGTTTCCGACGCTTTGAGATACTTTCAACGGTTTCGTGATTCATAACACCACCATTGCCACGGAAATCCTCTTCGTCCAACCAATGTGCAACTGAGGTCGTGTGACCATCTTCAGTAGCGTACCAACCAGCAGCGATATCTTTATCCATCAGAACCAGTTGCCAGAATTTTTCTGTGTTGAAGACAATATCACTATCAATCCAAAGTTGCCAATCGTATTGTAGTCTTCCATCCCAGGGAATTTGATCAGGTCCACGCAGGACATTCGCACCTAAACATTTGCATCTTGCAAAATTTACCATTGACGAATAATCTTGCGAAATCTGAATACTCGCCCCTGACTGGACAAGATCAAAGCAAAGTTGGACGAAGTTCTTCAGATAAAGGTATGAAACTCCCCTTCCAGGAAGACAGAAAACAATTGATTTTCCCTTTACCATTTCTCTTGCAGCATCATAGTCCCACTCTTGGGTTTTTTCCACTGCAGGTGTTTTTGTTTTAACAGTAAATCCTTTAGCCATAATTGTTTGTAATTACTTCAGTATCATACTCTATTATCTATGCCAAGTCAAGTCAGTCAATTTCTTTTTCTGTCAAGATTAGATCGGATCCTTCGACATTAATTTCAATCTCAGTATCTTCATACCATGAGAGTTCATTGACCGCCCACTCTGGGATTACGAGATAATACTCACCAGAAATTGGATCGACTTGTAGTGGTTGAAAATTTTCTCCGGATTTTTTTTTCATCTCTGTGTATTATTTTTGATTTTTCAAATTATATAGTTTTTTTCCTTTTTGATCAAGGTCTACCGGCCGGAATTTTTTGAGTCGAGTGATATTTAGAGGTCGATCTGGGTCAGTTATAGATTACGGGGACCCATTGATTTTTATATCGCATCTTCGGGCACCGCCACCCCCCATAGGGTAACTGTCAAACACGAACGCACATAGGGTCGCTAAATGTATCAAACTGTCGCCCACTAACTTACAAATAGGGGGACAGAATGACTGCCCCCCACTAATACTAACTGAATGCCATCTGATCTTCAACGAACGTCATAAGTTCGCCCACGTCGAGGTGGCAATCGACCCAATTTATCTCACTCCCATACTCTAAAAGAAACGCATCTACGACACCGCAATAGGTGGCGAATCGCAGTGCCTCAGAGTAACTAACTGCCAGGGGGTTGTTCATAACGAAAGGGTGAGAGGTTTGAGTAATTTAAGGGGAGGGATTAACCTCCCCAAGTTCTAATTACCAGTGCCAGGTTTGATAAACTTTAGTGTCCTCTTTGCCGCCGCAGATGTTAGTTACGCTGAGGTGAGCATTAACGTTACCCTTAAGATCCGCCCATAAGTTACGTGCATCCTCCACACTCAAACTATCATCAGCGAGCAGACACTTACCCCATACTTTCTCATCAGTCAGGATAGTTTGACGGTGTGAAGCGTAATCGAACTCCCCATTGCGTTTGAACACTTCTAGGGAGATTTTAACTGTCCCATCTATTCTCACCTGCTGAGATAGTTTGCCACTACCTTTACAAGCGAAGCAAACGCCGCCGCTTACATGTCCGTAATGGGGTAAGATACCTTTACCGTTGCAGCGGTCGCATTCATGAACTAGGGTTTCAAACGTGGCAGGCATGATCTTAGTGGGGTGTGGTTTGAGTAATTTAGGGGGAGGGATTAACCTCCCCCGTTTATCATCAGAGGCGATAACCGCTCAATGGTTCGCTCTCACCTTCGGGCGGTTCAGCATTCCAATGGGAGTACTCGACACCCCGTGCAACCATGCTGTAGAGCACTTCCTGGCACTCCGACAGCGGACCCCGCCACATAACCTCGCCACCATCCTCTCCACCCCAAATGGTGGCGATAGGTTTGGGAGAGTTCGGGAAAGGGTCGGGCAGGCAGAATCGGCGGATCATGGGTCTTAGGTATGGTGCGGGATCCCCGTCCCGCTTGCAGACATCCTACCGCATCGGGGGCGGATCCGCGACCCACCCCCGACACATTTGTTAATTTATAATTTATCAGCGTAGTCCTAAATGCTTTGCTACAACGTAGGGCATTAAAGTTACATCGACGCCATAATCGTATTCTTCCGATTCTGCGGGGAAGAATGTCACGTACCATCCGCCCGTTCCAGTGATCGTAGGCACCTCATCATTAGACTCACAACGACAAACGTAGTTGTATCCGATCGTTTTAATGTAGGACGCCATGCTTTCAGCGTTAGTGTGACCGTTGCGGTTGATCATCATCAGGACATTAACTGTATCTTCAAGACCAGAATAATCCCAGTCAATTTTAGGGATCCGAACAGTGGGGAGAGTAGCAGACATGGCGAAAAGTGTGGTGAGGTTTGAGTAATTTAAGGGGAGGGATTTAACCTCCCCAGAGTGTAGATCAGTGAAAGAAATCGTAGGGGGTGTCCTCTGTAGGATCCCAACTATCAGCGATCGACTCCAACGTAGGTTCGGGATCCTGACCCATGTTATAGGCGTCGATCAGACAATCCAGATAGAAATCCTCAGTGTCCATAATAGGCAGAAAATTATACTTGTCGAATCGCAGATCTTCTACGCGATTCCACCAATCGCAGAATCCAGCATCATCAAAGCAGTTGGAGGTTGTGAGGTTTGCGGTTTGCATGTCGGTGTCAGTGGTGAATGACTTTTACAACCTACACGACAGGCACGGATCGCACAAGCGGCAAACGGTTCGTGCTGATACCAAACGGGAAACTCATTCTATTAAAACCGCTGATGGGTCAGACCCTTGACGGATGGGCGGGTCATGTGGTTTGAATCGGCATCTGATCTCATAACGCTTGCGGCATCTGCATCATAACAGTAGCGTTATGTATGTCATAACAGTAGCGTTATGTCAGCAGTTTGCACATAAAACTCAAACAGTGCTAAGTATAAAGAATAAACCAAGGATTGCAGAGTATAAAGAATAAACCAAGGATTGTAGAGTATAAAGAATAAACCAAGGATTGCAGAGTATAAAGAATAAACCAAGGATTGCAGAGTATAAAGAATCACTGCCCTTTGAGGATTGAATGTGATTAGAATAACCACACCACATGACAAAAGAATCACATTCAATCCTGAAAAGGTAGTGTAAAGAATAGAGAACTACTTTAGATTCATTCTCTATTCTTTATACCTTCTAATCCTAATTCATTCTTTATACTAACCTTGCAGAAACTCCACAAGACTTATAAAACTTAACCATTCTTTCTGCTTCTTCTTTAGTTGTAAAGGATTGTGTTCTCCATTCACAATCATTATAAGGAGTCTGATAAGTTATAGTGAAACCGATTGAATTGATTTGTTGATTGTTGTTCATGATTGAATAATGATGGTGATGTGTATAATCTAGTCGAGATGTGTATGTGTGTGTCTCGACTAGATTAATGTGTGTGTGTCTCGACTAGATTGATGTGTGTGTCTCGACTAGATTAATGTGTGCATTCTCGTCGAGATTCAATCCTTGCCTGTTGCATTTCACGAACCAAGTTTAGATAGTTGATTCGTGTAGTTTTTTCTACTTCAGCACAAGAATCTGTGCGATGTAGATGCCACTCACTGAACGCAATTTGCCATTCAGTGTGAAGTAATTTGAGGGCACTCATCAATAATGCCAGCGACTCATCACACTGTTAGGATCATTGTACCAATCTTCCTCCTCATAAGTTGTAACTTTAGGAGTCATCCGAACAATCAGATCATCGGAGAGTGTGCAGACTCCAGTTGTAACTAACTGGAAAATCTCATCAGGTGTCAGAAAGGTTTCCATTGTGGTGTGGTGTGAACTTGAATCAGTATAAGGTGGAGAGGTGGGGGGTTGGTGCCCCCCGTGTGCAACTTAATCGACTGTCACAATACAGCGGAACCGTTGCATCTCATCAGCGTAAGAGTCAAGATCCTCGCTTGAAGTATCCTCCCAAGCGATCCATTCATTGTCTCCCTTGTGAAGATCAATGCACACCAGATCAGGTGCATTCTTTGCAACCTGATTTACACTGCCGAAAAAGTCTACGTAGACTGCATCCCGTTGGGCGTAAATCTCAGGTTCGGGATCCAGTGCGGTGATCCAGCGGATGCTGTCCAGGAAAGCGGTGAGATCCATTGGGGTGTGGTGTGGTGGACTGAGAGAATTGTAGCAGATCAGAGGGAACCTTGGCGACCCATTGCTGACCATTCGTGAGCAGGTTTGGCGACCCCATTGCGGACCCATACCAGTTGGCGGGTCTTAAGGTCGGAAGCGGGTGAGAGAGTCATGGTAGTGGGGGAACCTTTGTGGTTCCCCGTATTGTAGCAGATCAGGCGAACAGAGCAGCGATCCGGTCACGCTTGCGGATCTGATCGGGGATGATGAACCACAGATCCCGCTTGCCGTTGTCGGAGCGGGTAGCGTCCAGGATGCCCCACTTCTCAAGATCGACCAGCACCGCATGAATGGTGCCCTTATGGCGGCGGGGGTCCATCCCCATCAGGCGAACCAGGTCAGAGCAGGTCTGCGGACCCTTGCTGATCAGGATGCTGCGGACGGCGACGCGGGTGAGCAGGTGGAAGTTCATCGGTGTGGTGTGGTGAACTGAGAGAATCATACAGACCACTGTGGCAGGTTCTGATCCAGGTTGTGCCAGTGGTCAGACTGTCCACCGATGCGGGTTTTGTGGGCGTGCTGGTGCCTATAATACGGGGACAATCGAAGGAGGTGCGGGGTAGCACTGTAGACGACAACGATCGACACCGACCCTGCCTTGAAATAATGGCGGAAAAAATACAAAGAAAGGGGGCGGATTGTGCCCCCTGTTTGATACTTTAGGATCACATGTCGATCCTTTCAATGTCACCATGTCGGAGGCATTTGTTAAACAGAGTGCCCCAACTTGTCGCTGCTTTGGATTCTTCATCGCTGAGCAGATCATACCAACGTTGGCACTCTCCCTCATCCTCCCAAGTATAGCGGTAGGTTTTGCCGCTGCTCTTAAAGGTTACAAGCAGATCATAGGCATCGGTGCCATTATCTGCGGGGATGATCTCCAGATGGGAGATAGCACTGGAATCGACTTTAGCAGCGATGGAAAGGTCGGTGGTGGTGAGCATTGCTCCTCCGTTGTTGACTCTTACAGTATAAGGGTTGGAGTGGGGGTGCTGAGACCCCCGTGTGCCAGTTCTCAGGGTGTCACAATGGCGTTAACTTTATTCTTTGATGCCCCGTGAGCAGGAAACGCTATCACAAACTCACGGTCTGCTACTTGACACAAACCACAAGTGGCACAAGTTACCTTACCAGGATGCAATGCTGCAGGGCAGGTAATCACCTTCCGCCCGTTGGTTGTTGTGAAGAATCGACGCTTTTCTTCACTGTTAACAACCGCAACGGCGGGAATCTTATACTCAGTCATTACACGGTCAGCATCATCAACCGACTCACATGATGCATTGACGGTAAATCCCATTCCGTTTGCATTCTGTAGAGCGATCACGTTATGATCGTTCAGAATGTGGTGAGAATAGGTGAAACCTTTCTTACCTTTGTTTGCATCAATTAGGCGACGCAGTTTAAGGTAATCAATGTTACCATCATTGTGAGGAAGATCTCCAGCGGTATTGTGCCGCCAGAGTGTATTCTTGGGGACGATTCGGCGGATCTGAGTAATAAACTCATCCCAATTTACGCCCGTTTCATTGCGGTTCAGGCGATCCCATTGCATACGCTCACGCCCAAGAGTAGCGTAGCATCCTGCATTGTAGAATGGGCAGGTTGTAGGGCAGGATACCCGCTCCGTGCGTGTGGTGGTGATCGGACCAGTTTTAGCGTTACCTGAGACCTTTGTGATGGTGACGTTCATGGCGTGGTGTGGTGCCGTTGACTCCTACAGTATAGGGGATGGGGGCAGCGGTTGCCGCCCCCGTAGTGGACACTTAACGGATTGTCACGCTGCCCAGAGGTTTTCTTCAATCAGGCGATCAATCAGTGCCTTAGAGAGTGACCCACAGTGCTCACAATGGGTCTCAATCTTCACCTTTTCGTGCAGGTAGTTGTAGACAGTCACAGACTGATAGTGACCGAAGTGCCAGCGATAAACTGCACTGAGAGTTTGCAGATACTTACGGAAGACCACATAATCATCGTAAGAAGTGTGAGACTTCACCCAGTGATAGATGCCGATAAAGTGGCGGAAGTCGGGAGTTGTGCGGAAATAACCTTTGTTGGCAGCACGACTATACTTAAGGGCATCCATGATGCGATCTGCGTAATCCTTGCGGAAATACTTTTCAGTTACTTCCTGGCAGACTTCATCAAGTTTGCGAATACCTTCCTCATTCAGTTGCAGAGGAAGAATAGGATTAAAGAACGGGGCAGCGTTGTTGTTAGCGGTGCCGTTGTTGAAGAAGGACATGGTTCGGTTCGGTGTGGGTTGTCGGGGTGGTGTGCCGCCGATGAGTGAATGATGCCCCGCCAGAATCCAGCACCACAACCGACCTTGTGACACTACCAGGATTGTCACATCAGGCAAACGGACACTACTAATAGATGGGATGAGACATAATGACATAACAGTAGCGTTATCATTAAGACAATAAAAAGGATCGGGCACCACCCCGATCCTCTGTACCCACATCACCTATACCATGCTAGGATTATCTGTTCTCTTACTCGCTGGGTAACTTTACTGAACAGTTGGAGGCAAACCCCTTCCTCCTTTGTGTTAGAATTGTATCATCCAGTCTGGGTCGTTGTCAAGTGCTGCCCAGAAGAAGTTTTTGCGATTCTGGGATGCAATGAACAGTTTGCCACCCTTGTGTTGTTCAACAATACATTCAGGGTTGCTGTCCATGAGATTGGCAAAACGATTCTTTGCCTTGCGGGAAATTGGAGTGACGATTGCGGTTTGCATGATGAATCTCGATCTCGATGTGTGTAATCTAGATCATTGTGCAGGTCTCGTCGAGATTGATGTGCCACTAGATGATGTGGCACATCTCGTCGAGTTTCAGAACTGGATCTCGTCTAGGGTTGGAACATTATCTTGACTAGATTCACTAGAGTCCATCCCATTACACAGTGCATCAAGAATCGAAAGGATGCTGTTCCCATCAGTGCCTAGACGAAGTTGAGCAATCAGAAGATCTTTGGTCATTGTAGTTTCAGTAATCAGGGGTTTCAGTAATTTTTACACCAAACGATTCGAGAACTTCATCATCATAATACTCACGAATCTCATTGATGAGTTCTTCTTCAGAATACTCGTTGTAGTTTGCAACGAGAGTGTCAAATACGAACTGTTCCATTGTCTTGTAATCCATGCCGTCCATTACGAACTCGGCATACTTCTCAACAAGAGTCGAGAAGTCATCAGTCCAGGTTTTTGCGTTGTTAGACATCAGAATACCAGATAGGGTGTGCCTTCGGAAATGAGACCAGGAATACTACAATGTGCAGAGCGAAGTCCAGTAACTTCATTATCCAGTAAAAGATCCTCCTCAAAGTTATAGAGAATGATCTCACGATCCAGTTGTTCTTCAGTCAGATTCTGAATCTGGGAGAGAAGATCACGGTAAGTCATCAGTCGTTCTCCTCAAAGAGTGAGCGAATCTTAGTCAATGCAGTGTAGTAATCTTCCAGATACTCACAATCTTCATCTTCATACTGACGATTACTGTCCAGAAGATCATGAATCAGATCCCATTCGGAATCTGTAAAGAACTCTTTGATGGGGTGTGTGGTGGTGTTCATGTGATGTCTCAGGAACAAAGGTAGTATGGCAGGGATCTGGTGAAAACACAAGACCCCTTGTGCCACTTACTTAACTGTCACACATCATAGCAGATGGTGCCTTGAAACTCATCTTCAACCAGTTTGTTCTCATAATCATCCCAGAGGTGAAGATTCAGGAGAAAGTTGAGATGATCGACCCATTGTGCGTTGAGTTGCATGATGTGATCGTGATTCCGAATGATGTCGGTGTTGTAGTAGTTCATTTCAGAAGTCCCAGTTAGAGTTCAGAAAAGCATCAAAGGATTCTTCTTCAGCAGGGAACTCATCATCAAGATCCCGCATCTCAAGGAGATCCCAAATCTCACCCGGAGCATCAGCGATTTCAATCCAGAGGGTGTCTTCCATGAGTGGTGGTGTCGTTGGTTGACTCTTGAAGTATAGGGGCACTGTAGCGTCTTCTAGGTGCCCCTTAGGTCAGTTGTCAGAGTGGCACACAAGCACCTTGACGGACTTGAGAATAAGACTCACCAAACAATCCGCCATTCTTATGGTGAATCCCATAATAATAGCGTCGTGTGTTCACTTCAGTGAGACCAAAGTGTTGTGCAATCGTCTTGAATGAATGAGTCGGATAACACTTCTTATAAGCGTTAATCATTGTACACCAGAACTCTGCGTGTTTGGTGAATCGAATGCTCTTGGATGGATGAACTTGAACGGTTCTCATGGTACTTGACAAAGTGTGATTTTGTGAGTAGACTAGGTTTGTCCCCGATGAAGATGAGAATCTAAGTTACTTTAAGACTCTTATACCGCTAGTGCCCCAGCAGGAATGTCCACCAGTTCAGGATCCTGATCGGTGAACTGGTGCATATCGTAGCATACCCACTCACCCTCAGTGAACAGGTAAGAATATTCTTCACCTTTCGATAGATACTCCTCTACCGAATCATCATGACGTGGTGGGGTATCTTCACCACGCTGAGAATAATAGAGTGGACCTTGTGCTACAGTTTCATTATTGAAACCAGCATTAGTCCATGCAGAACTCATGTCACCTCCATCAATCAGTTCTGCTGCCTGATCATAGGAGTTGTAATGAGTCTTAAGAATACGACCCAACCAGGAAGGATAACCATCCCAGTGATGATACGCAGAGAGCACAGAACCATCAGAGAGTTCAATGCCGATTCGTGATCTGGTTGCCATTGGTGTGGGGTGAACAACGATGTCAATGTAGGGCATGAAGTGGGGGAAGGAACTCCCCCTTGTGTCAGTTGTTGAATCGTCACATTTTATATCCAGACACAAAGATATGACTCCTAAGTGATGAGAATTGAAAACACCAATCCTATCAGGAATCGTCCTGTTTTTTTGTTGAGTTGTGTCAATGATTTATTGTTTCCTATTTTATTATGCCGGAGACAGGATTTAACTCCCTCTTGTATAACGAATGTTGTGTTTATTTATAAGGCAAAAGCGGCACTTGGATTTGATCCTTGTGCCGCTTTTTTTATTGTCACAGTATACTTGACTACCGCGAATTCTTATGCTAGTATAAATCTGAATAGTCTTTGACTTTAGCAGTGACTGATTCATCTCCTTCTAACTTTAGAAGTTCATGCCAATTAATATCTTCCAAGTCTAAATCATCATAACACTCAAGGTCTAGTGTGACTTGTACTAGGCGTTTTTGTGCGATCATAAGAACTCGTGGTAGTGTGGTCTAGATTCTATCATGCGTAGTGACGAAATGCAAGATCTTGATAGTCTTGCGAGTCTCGTGCATAATCCTCGTCGAGATCTGATGCATAATGCCCATCCTCGTCGAGATTATAATCGTTGCTGTAAGAATAGTCGAGATCGTAATCGTCGTACATAACTCGTCGAGATTCTGTGAGTGACTTGATTATTGTACCATAAAACTCGACGAGATGCAAGTGTTCTCACAGGTCTCGTCGAGATTCACATGATTCTATATATGCGTCTCGTCTAGATTTTGTGTGGGTCTCATGATATAACAATAGTATTATATAATTATGTGTGGGTCTGTGAACTTTTGTGGAACCTGCTTGACTTTTTTGCGATCTCGTGGTAGAGTGCGGGGTTAGTGGCATATAAGGACTCATATTTATAATGCTTATAAAACACGCAAATATATTTTTCCACAATTAAACTTAAGTTATCCACATAGTTGTTAAAAACATAAGAAGAAAACAAACTATATAAAAAAGAATAATATACTATACAAATAATACCAATGTCTCAGGGTATAATCTACTTAATTACTAATAAAGTAAATGGTCACAAATACGTGGGACAAACTACTCAACCTATGAATAAAAGATGGTCTGCTCACATTCAAGAATCAATTAGAATGTCGAATAAACCATTACATAGAGCATTTCGCAAATATGGTGTAGATAAATTTGTAATTAAACAAATTGATGAATGTGACATATCGATACTAAATGAAAGAGAAGAATATTGGATAAAACATTATAACACATTTGAAAGTGCTGAAGGGTACAATGCTACAAGTGGTGGAGATAGACCTTCTTTTAGTCAAGAAACTAAAGATAAACTATCAAATATAATGTCTGATATTGAAAGAACAGACATTTGGGTTAATAATATTAAAAACTCACTCATCGAAAAAGCAAAAAAAGAATCTTGGGGATTTTTAAAAGAAAGTAATAGAGGAAATGGTAAGCACTCTGCTTTAAAAATAAAAGGAACAAATATTGAAACTGGTGAAATAAAAGAATGGAATAGTGTCTCAGAAGCAGCGATAGAAGTTGGTGGATCTGTTAAAAAGAATGGTAATATACTACGTGCTGCTCGTAAAGGATATAAATGCTATGGTTACACTTGGGAAATATTAGAAGATAAAACTAAAAAGAAATCAATATTTGGGGTTAACAAAAAAACCAAAATGATTGGACCAAAATATGAAAGTATAAGACAAGCAGCAAGAGAAGTTGGTGATGGTGGTGCGGGAAGTGGAATTATAAAAAGTTTAAGGAATCCAGGAAAGTATAGTTGGAAAGGATATTATTGGTATTACCTATGAGTAGAATTACAAAAAGACCACAAAACATGTGCTATAACTGTTGGTACACATGGTATCCAAGAGGTAAGAACATTAGTAACGTCTGTCCTAATTGTGGAAGTCGTAACGTTGGATTTGATTGGAGTGGTATACTATTATTCCTATTCCTATTGTTTATTCTTGCTATTCTTCTTAACTGACATGATCTCTGGTTTTGGTTTCCATTCATGAAGACCATGACATTCGACACCTCTACGTATCATCTTCATCATTGCTTCTTGTGCAGATTGTAATGAGAAATAGACTGCACATTTTTTGGATTCCATATACGTATACTCCACATAATGAAAACCAGTCTTCAGTGGATCAGAGATGAATTGTTTCATCGATCTTTGTAATATTGTTCAATTATTCTACATCCCTCAAATCATTTTCGTCAATCAAAATCATAGTTTCAAAGGGCATTAGTTCTTCTTCCCAACAGTCCCAGTAAATATCCCCATAAGCATTTCCATCAGCAAATCCACAGGTTTCAGCAAGTTCAAGGATTTCTTCGTTAGTCATTAGAATTTACCTCTCAGATTGTGACAAATACGATGAATAGTTACAGATGCCAAATGCTCATCTGTATGACCAATTCCAATTTCTTCTACAACTTCACGCAGAGTAGAACGAATCTCAGATGAGGTGATTTTGTCTTCATAAATGAGTTCAATCAATTCTGAAGCAATCATCACTCCAATTTCAAGTTCTTCACGGGGAGAAAGTGTTTGTCGCATTGGTGCAATGATTTGAGTTTTCATTTTTGATATTCTTTAATAAGATCCGCAATCGCTTGAGCACAAATATTCAGAATTTCAGAATATTGTGGATTTATTTCAGCAGTTTTTCGGAGAAACTCTGCTGAGGTAAGAATTCCGTGAAAATAACCTTCTTTTGCAGCATCTTCTGCAATTTTCACCATTGAAGATTGAATTTCTTCAAAATCAATTTCATTCATTTTGTGTGAAGATGTCATATCTTTGTGGATGAGAGTATTATAAGGCATCATAGGGACACTCAGAGCATCCCTGTGCCACTTATGCTTGTGTCACAGGAGCAAAGTAAATTTCGGTCATTTGTTGATCATACTCTTGTGCTGAATGAATGACATGAGTATGAATCGCAGGATCATCAATGTAATGTGAAGTATTCTCAAGACTGGTAATCAGACGAGAACAGAGTTTCATCATTTCTTGAACTTTTTGTTCGTTAGTCATTGTGAAGAATGTCTATCATTTGTTGGTGATAGTGATCTGCCTCACGAACTACATTTGCTGCCTCTGATACATCTTCAATCTCATACTTTGTCATCTCCAGAGAGTGAATTACATTGGAAAGAAGTTCAGTTAATGCCTCAACTTTTTGTGCGTCAGTCATTTCAATAAATCCATCACTGGTTTACATTCTTCGGCATCAAACTCTTGTCCAACAGGCATTTCATAAATCAAATGACCATATTTACCACCACGATAAAGATGATGAGAATCGGCAGCATCTTTGGCATCTTGAAGAGTGCGAAACAATCCTACAGGAAAATTGTAAGATCGTTTATCACCCATACGATATGCCCAAACACAGAATAAATTGTCAGTCATTTTACACCAAGCAGTTCTTTCTCTTCATCAGTCAAACGAGCAAGCAATTCTTTACGTTTTTGTGCTTTCATTTCTTTCTCTTTTTGTTCTTCAAGTTCATCATCTAAGATTCTATTCATCGTGTCAAAATCATAATCTCCCTCCTCCCAAGTAGACTCACCTTTATTAGTGATGAAAACAGTTAGATAATACCTGTCATTGTCATCGTGCCAGTTATGACGTAGAGAGATGTAATAACCTTCGTCTGTTTTACGAAAAATTATATCAGAGGGGCAGAGTTTCTGTGCTTTACAGAGAAAATCCAGAAGTTCAGTTGCGGTAATCATCGTTGTGAAAATGAGTTGAGTTGATAGGCAAGATAACATGCTTCTTCAATAGATTTGCATGTTTTGCAACAATATGAAAAACCAAGTGGAAGATCACGGTAGATTCGATTCTCTTCCACTCGATAAGAACCTTTTGCCTTAAGAAACTGATTCAGTAGAAATCTTATCACGACGTTGAAGTTCAGCGATGAGTCGATTTAAGTAAGCATCACATTCAGGACTGTCGATGATACAAGTATCTGCAATTTCGGCAGAA